AGAGGCATACCTCCAGTTTTTTGTAACATTGACTGTATGCAACTAGTCGCTCATAGAGATATTTGGGAGGAGATGAATTACTGGTATGATACCGACATTAATTCTGATGGAATAATTTATGAAGAAATGTGCAAACGGTATCCTTGGGCGGAACTCGATATCTGTTTGGGAGAAAATAATTGATACCAGTAATTGTTCCAGTGCTAAGTCGATTTGATTTATTTGCTGGCCTAATTAAATCAATTGATGTAGAATTTAAACCAATTATTATAGATAATTGGGTCTATAATCGTGGTGTTGCTGCTTCATGGAATGAAGGTATGCGTAATGTTATTATTAATAAATATAAATATGCATTGATAAGCAACGATGATGTAATTTTAAATCCCGGCACGATAAACAAACTTTATGATAGTATATTAGAAACTGGTGCCTGTATTATTTCTGCTAATCCTAATGGTAAATTTGAAAGCAAAGGGTTATTGGAAAATGAAGAAGACTTTTTTTGTTTCATGGTTGATGTTCCACAATTAATTAATAATTGTGGAATTTTCGATGAAAACTTTTTTCCTGCATATTTTGAAGATAATGATATGCGTTACAGAATGAAACTTGCTGGCGTTAAATCGTATGTTGATACTGATGCAATTGCTTTTCATTATGGTTCAGCAACTCAAAATGCTGATATGTTAAATAGAATTGTATCAGATAAACAATTTCAAATAAACGAAAGATACTTTTTTGATAAATGGGGCGGATTGCCGTGGGAAGAAACTTACCTAAAACCATTTAATGATTCAAGCAAAAACATATGGGATTGGAAAAAAAATGAAACTGTACAGTAAAGAATTGGCACCTTGTTTTGATGATATATTATTGGTTCCTCAAGAATCAGACATTGTTAGTAGAAAAGATGTTGATTTAACAATGTCTATCGGTCATGGATCTAGAAAAATAGATTTATATTTACCTATAATTGCTGCTCCGATGGACACAGTTTGTGAAAAAGACATGGCTATAGAAATTGCTAAGCATGGTGGGATAGGAATTATTCATCGTTACATGTCTCAAGAAAATCAAAGGCATGAGGTTTTTGCTGTTGCTAAGAAAAATTTTGCAACTGGTTTTGCTATTGGAAGTATTCAAAGTGAAGATTTTTCTTTGAGATATATTGAATCTGTAATTCTTTCTGGGGCTAAATTAATTTTAATTGATACTGCAAATGGTCACAATGTTTTTGCGGTCGAAACAGTAAGACAAATTAGACGAGCATTTCCAGATATTCATATCATGGCTGGCAATGTTTCTACTTGGGATGCATTTCTTGCACTGTCTTTGGCAGGCGCAGATTCTGTTAGAGTTGGAATTGGCGGCGGAGCATGTTGTACAACTAGAATTGTTACTGGTCATGGAATACCAACCTTGGCATCTATCATGAATATTTATGAAATGCAAGAAAAATTAGAATTACCAACTTCTATTATTGCTGATGGAGGAATAAGAAATTCTGGTGACATGGTTAAGGCGTTCGCGGCTGGAGCAGATGCAGTAATGGTTGGCTCCTTGCTTGCAGGACATGAGCAATCTCCCGGCGATATTATTTCTATTGGAGATAAAAAGTATAAGCGTTATAGAGGCATGGCTTCTAAAGAGGCTCAGATTAATTGGAGAAATAATACTTCAGTTGTTGAAGGTGATTCAGTTGATGTTGAATATCGTGGGGATGTATCTGATACTTTAGATATTTTACGAGGCGGAATAGGTAGTGGTTGTTCTTACTCTGGAGTTAATAGTTTAAGTGATCTACAATTTGCTTCTGAATATGTTTTAGTTTCTTCTTTATCTTCTAATGAAAGTAGGCCACATGCAAGAGATTAATGAAACTCCCGCCCTTCTGACTAAAACTCAGAATGAAATTGCGGCGGTGTGTGATGAAATGAAAGATTTTCTTATTAATAAAAATAATTCTTATGGCAATTCTGCTTTAGATCCTGTAAGAATTTTTTCCAAATCTAATAATGTAGAACAAATTCTTGTCAGGATTGATGATAAATTAAGTAGATTTGCTAGGGGTTCGGATTATCCCGGTGATAATGATATTGACGACTTAATAGGTTATTTGGTATTATTGAAAGTAGCACATAGAAATAACTGGAGATAAAATGCCAACGTACACTTTTGCTTGCACATCATGCGACAACGAATTTGACAAGAATCTTCCCTATGAAGAAATTGAAAGTGTTATGTGTGATGTTTGTGGATATAGAACTAAACGTCTTTATAATTTCAAAGGGCTTACTTGGGCACCTACTGCTGGAGGGTATCGTTGAAAAAAAGAACTGGCAAAAATCCAACCGTCCCGTTTGGTCATAATCCTAATATCACTTGTTATTATGAGTTAGAGTTTGGTCGGGATGTTATTAAGCCGGGGGATAAGATTAGGTTTAAGAATACTCGCGGGTATTTTATATTTCACAAGTGGGTTCATAATTCTGAATTAGATGTTACTTGGATTGATTGTATGGATACTAAAAGTTATGAGTTTAAATCTTTTTACATGGATAGCCTAAAGGGTGTCCATCGTGCTAAACGAAGCATAAGGAAAAAACTTGTCTGATTTAGAAATTGCTGATAGATACGACAGTATGAATCGTGTCGTTGAAGAATTATTAAAGGGTAGTAACCCTAAGGATATTGCTACGAATTTACAAATGTCCCGCGCCTTAGTTCTTGAACTTATTAACGAGTGGAAACAAATAATTCATCATGATACTAATATTCATACTCGCGCCCGTGAAGCATTGGCTGGGGCGGATCAGCATTATGCGATGATTATTTCTGAAGCATGGGATACAGTTCGACAGGCAGATGCCAATCAACAGTTAAGTGTTAAGACTCAGGCTCTAAAACTTGTTGCTGATACTGAGCAGAAAAGGTTAGACATGTTAAATAAAGCGGGGGTTTTAGAGAATTCGGAACTTGCTGAACAATTAGTTGAGACTGAGCGTAAGCAAGATGTTCTCGTTGGTATTCTTAAAGATGTTACAGCAGATTGTGATAAGTGTAAATTTGAAGTAGCCCGTAGACTTTCAGAAGTTACGGGTCAAGTGGAAGCAGTTAATGTAGATTAATGTTTGAAGATTTTCTTGGAGTATTAGAAGCGAATGAATTTGAGGAGACTCCTGTCTCTATAGAAGAATTTGTTACGTCTAAAGATTATCTTCATCTTCCTTTCTTATCTGAACATCAGTACACTATGATTAAGGCTTCTACCCAAATTTATAAAAAAGAAACTTTAGTTAATTTGTTTGGTGAGGAAGAGGGTAACAAAAGATGGAAGCAAACTTGTAATGAAGTTATCTTCCAATTGGGAAAAGGAAGTGGCAAGGATTATGTTTCAACTATTGCTTGCGCGTATGTTGTTTATTTATTGCTATGTCTTAAAGACCCCGCAAAATATTACGGTAAACCTCCCGGTGACAGTATTGACATTATCAATATCGCCATTAATGCTGTGCAGGCTAATAGAGTTTTCTTTAAAGGATTCACAAATCGTATCGAAAGGGCACCTTGGTTCCAAGGTAAATATGATGCGAAGGCAAATAGTATAGAATTTAATAAAGCCATTACAGTGCATTCTGGACACTCTCAGAGAGAATCTTGGGAAGGTTACAATGTGCTAATTGTTTTCCTTGATGAGATTTCTGGTTTTGATATTGAATCTACTAGCGGTAATGAGCAGGCTAAAACTGGTGGAGCAATTTATCGAATGTATCGTGCATCAGTTGATTCTCGTTTTCCTGATTATGGTAAAGTTATTCTTCTTTCTTTTCCCCGATATAAGAATGATTTTATTCAACAAAGATATACTGAGGTTGTTAATGAAAAAGAAGTTATTGTTAGATCGCATGAATTTAAAGTTGATCCTGATCTTCCCGATGATATAGAAGAAAATAAATTTGTTATTGAATGGGAAGAGGATCACATTCTTTCTTATAATGTTCCTCGCGTATATGCTCTCAAGCGACCAACATGGGAAGTTAATCCTACTCGTAGCATAGATGATTTTACTGTAGCATTTTATACCGACCCTGTTGATGCTTTGGCTCGTTTTGCTTGTATGCCTCCTGATGCTCAGGATGCATTCTTTAGGTCGCGGGAAAAGGTAGAGAGAGCCTTCAATAATCTTAATATTGCTTTAGATAGTAATAATAGATATGAGGATTGGTTTACGCCTGATGAAGATAAAATGTATTTTGTCCATGTGGACTTAGCCCAAAAACATGATCATTGTGCTGTCGCTATGGCGCATGTTGATAAATGGGTGAATATTAAAGTTGGTAATCAAATGAAAGAGGCGGCTCCAAGTATTATTGTTGATGCTGTACGATGGTGGACACCAACAAGTACACAAAGTGTTGACTTCACTGAGGTTAAAGAGTATATTATTTCTTTGAAACATAGAGGATTTAATATTAAGGCGGTAACTTTTGACCGTTGGAATTCTCATGACATGATGCAGCAACTTCATGCTTATGGCATGAATGCTGAAATTTTATCGGTGGCGAAGAAACATTATGAAGATATGGCTTTGGGCATCATGGAAGAAAGAATCTCTGGCCCTCATATTCAATTGTTAATTGATGAATTATTGCAATTAAGAATTATTAAAGATAAGGTTGACCATCCTCGTAAGGGTTCTAAAGATTTGGCTGATGCTGTTTGTGGTGCTATTTATAATTCTATTGCTCGTACTCCTACAGATATGAAT